GTGAGGTCAACAGTGTTGACTTTCACTTGGATGTCTTTGTTTACATAAATAGCCATTACTCGGCCTCTGCTTCCTTGGTTGGTTTGGATGTTTTGTTTGCCTCGATGTGACCACCGAGAATGAGAGCCTCAACGGAGCATCCGATGAGTTCCTCGTCTGTGATTGTGTCGCCGGGCTTCTTGCCTGAGACATTGTCTGCGATGACTTTGTATGTTGCCATGTGTTCCTTTATGGGTAAGCCACCCACGGCACGGTCACCGTGTAGGCAGGTAGTTCTTGATTGCCGACTGTGTAAACAGTAGGCGATGCGTCTGTCGCTCCAGTTGCAAGCATCACGGTGTCCATCAGATCAAGAAGCGCAATGAGCGCGTCTAGGTTGCCCGGTGGTGGCATCATGACGTTGACAGGAAACGACAGAGAAGTCTGGTTAGTTGATGATCGAGTAATTGTCGGAGGGTCGATAATTGCTGACAGAGGTCGTGCATTGCGAGAGTCGGAAACGACAACAACGCCAGCTGTGGTCAGTGCTGTTTCCAGCCTGATGCGAGCGTCATTTGTTTGACCCACTACGCAACCTGTGGACGGTTCACGCCCCACAAACGCAGGATGTCGCCCATCGCTAAGGGTGAGCCTCCGGCCTGCATTGACTCATACGACATGAACGATTCTCCACCTGCAGCTCCACGCTGACGGTAAAGGTTTCCAGCCATCATTGTTGTTCCGAGTTTCACATCGGCACTCGGTGCAGGCGAGAAAGCATCCGTGTATCCGGCGCTCCTTCTGCGCCTGAACGCGAGCGCGTTAGCTGCTTCCGTGCAAACAGTAACGAAGGCTGTGTCATTGGCTGTCGCTGTTGCGATGCCGAGCCACGAGAGAACGTCTGCAGATGTGATCCATGTGCAGGCCGTCGAGGTGGTAGCTACTGTCCCGGTAGCCACCGACCTCTCAAGGTCTGCGCCAGCATCAAGGAAGAGAAACTGGTTCTCTCGAATGATGCTGTAATCAAACCGTAAATCGCCTTCATCGTCTTGACCTAGGTACTCATACGGTGTGTTAGAGATGACCGTGTAAGTACCGTTTAGCTCGTGACCTGCTCCAGCGATTGTGACTGAGTCCTGAACCTGAATGTCTGTGTCAACAAAGGTTTGCAAAACAACGACACCATCTAGGCGTGTGTGAAACGCAAGATTGTATGTAGCCATTGTTTTGCAGTCCTTCTAGTTCAGTTAGATCAGGTCAGGTTGAAACGACGAAGGCCACCGGCGATGGTAACGATTGGGCAGAAGTAGCCGTAAATCATTGCTTCGATTTCGCCAGTTGACGGAACGTTCACTGAAAGCATGAGCTGTGAAGACTCGAACAGTTCAATGGCTGAAGGCACGATGAGGAACGCTGATTCGTCGATGCTGGTTGAAACCATGTTCGAAGAGACGTACAAAGGAACGCCAAGAACATTGCCGAACAAGGTTGTTGCCTCAGCTGATCCGGCTGAGTTCTGTGGCTGTCCAGCAGAGAAGAGAGGACGGTTGCTGCCGTCTACTGCGTTCTGCATGAGTGACCACTGGCTCACGCCTGCTGTGTATGCGCTGACCACATCGCCTGTTGCCAAGTATGCAGCTGCAGACTCGGTTGACACGAACGACTGAATACCGGCTGCAGATGCAGCAGTTGCTGTTGCCTGTGTACCACCTGCTGTGATTGCAGCAATGGTTGCAACTTCTGTGGCTTTGCGATACGAGCGTGTCATGTTGTCAAGCATGATCTGTGCGAAAGATGGGTCTGAACGCTCTTGCAATTCAACTGACCATTTCTGTGTACCAGCAAGTTTCACGACAGTGCCGTTGACATAGGCAGATTCAATGCCAGTGCTCGATGGTGTTCCACCTTCTGAGGTAGTCGCAACAGTTCCATTGACCGTAATTTTTGGAATGGAGATTGTCATGCCACTGGCAGGAATGGCACGAGTACCACCACAAGCGTCAATGACTGGACGCGCTCCGATGTTTACTTGTACGACGTTACGGTCATACTGAACTGGCGAGAACGCAGGGTTGTTGCTGAACGAGTCATCTGCTGCGTTGAGCATGTGCTTTGCTTTTGCTTCATCAGCAGCTGCAACCCACTGAGCTGATTCGCTGCCGGGGTTTAGTTTTGCTTGGATGGTGTGGTGAAGGTAATCGCCGTTCGTCTTGATTGGTGAACGTGGTGCTGTAAAGAAAAGCGATGTAGGCACTTGTGAAGTTGCCTCAACGATTTCTGGGGTTGGTTCTGACATTGTTTCCTCCTCGGAAGTGTCTGTTTGTGGGGTTTCTGGTTCAGGTTCAGACGCTGCAACTTGAGCGACTTTCGCATTTGCAAACGCGCCGAAAGGAAGAAGTGATAGCTCCATCCAGCGACCTGATTTGACGACCATCACATTCTCTTCGAATGTGTAATCGATTGGTTGTACGCCAACGCTTACGCTGTCGTAATACTCGCCGGGGCCAGCCATGGCGAGCACTTCATCACGGATTTGACCGGGGCCAACCTTGGCTGCAAAGAGCATTGCATCGCCAGTATCGACTCGCTCAGTGACCATGCCTAATGGCTTTTCTGCTGAGTGGTCAAGCATGAACTTGGGTGCAGGGCCATCAGTTGGAAGAGAGCCGGGAAGAAACTTGACCTGCTGTCCTCCTGAGACAGTTGAGATCGTGTTCCATTCCACTGCTACACCTTCGATGGTGCGTCGGGGAGTGCCGTCTGGCCCTGCAGAAATAATCGAAAAGATTGGAGATTCGAGGTTGAGTTTCATTGTGTCCTTACATTTGCAATCGGGTCGGGAGTGTCGATCATGTTGTCTTCTTCAGCGTGGTCGATGTAATCAGAGATGTCCAGTTTGCAGAACCGTCCACGAGGAAGAACATTGTCCATCGAGAGAGTCTGACTGATGCATTCGATGTATTGCTTTGCAGACAAATACAGAGCGCGTTGTGATTCTTGCACGTTGTTGTAGGTCATGCCTGTACCGGCATCAGCACCAACTAGCACTTGTGGCACGTTGCAAAGGTTTGCAAGTTCAGTCATCTGATGCTTACGAGCTTCAACAAGTTGCAACTTGGACGGATCACTGTTGAACTCTTTCCACTCGACACTTGAGTTGAGAGCACCGATGGCGTTGCGTTGACGAGCCTTTGACCACGCTGCACACAGATCACCAAGTGCTTCACCGTCCATCGGTTCAGAGCCGTTGGTCTGCTGGAGATAACCAGCTGTGATTTCATTGCTTGCAAAACGCATTGCTGCATTGTCAAGACGACTAGAGATTTCAATGGCGCGAGCACCCATCGTGAGCCACGACTGAATCGGAGACAAGAAAGTAATGACATCTTTTGCGTTTATTTCTTGACCGTTGAACGAGATGTCTTGAGGCATTGTCCAGTATTGAGGGCCGGGCATGTTCCTGATTGTCACATCGGCTGCAGGTATCCACTGGAAGGAAAGAGGGAAACCAGTTGTAGACGAGCGTGAGGTGACTACCCAATGAGCTCTTCCGAAGAAAAGTAAATCATCTACTGTCCATCCGAGGATAAATTGGCGCGTCACTTTTGGATCAGGTCGAGACATCCAAGTCTCAGACGGAATCATCATCTCTTCATACTCGCCTGCTTGGTCATCCCACATCAGCGAATACTGGTTGAACGGAAGGCCAGAGATAAGCGACACAATCAGGTCACGTGCGCGAGAAATTGTTGGAATCTGGATTGCTTGCTCACGCTTGAACGATCCAGTCCACGAGACATAATTGTTTACACCGTAGTTAGCTGTGCCATAGGCAGCCTTGACCGGCTCAGCTGCAAAGGCAGGTGGATTGCTGCGAGTGAAAAATCCCATCAGTGTGATTGTGACACAGGTTTATTGCATTTGCAACGATTATGCAAAGATAAAGAAACTATGAAGAAAAGGCGTAAGCGACTTTGGTTTGCGCTTTGGGTTTGCCAGCCATAGCCACAGCCCACACATAAGCGCGTGTCAACTCAATCGGCCCCGGTGATCTAGCCGAGCTGAGAGACATGTGACCTTGGTGCTTGACGAGGACTGCCCTGTTGAGTTGTTCGACCAGTAGCTCTTCTCCTGTGTGGCGAACTTGTCCAGCCATCGTCATAGACCTGACAACTGTCGTCCACTTTTGCAGCTCTCGAACGCCAACAAGAATTGCTGACCCTTTCATCGCTGGGGAGAGATGCACGTCGAGCGTTGCACCACAGGCAACTTGTAAACCTTTGTGATCTGCTTTGGCTTTCTCAACTGCCATCCACAGGTCACGCAAGTTGTCCACAATGAACTCCACAGTCACGAGCACTTTGTCGCCAACCTCGACAGCCCTGACACCTACAAAGCGCATGTCATCCGTGGAGGATTCAACAGCAAGCCAGCCACCCTCAGAAGGTAACTCGCCAGCGTCATTGAGTGAAGCGACCAGACCCTGATCGAGCCAGCTGCGATGCGAGGTGACCCAAATGTTTACAGCCGAGCGAAGGAAGGCAGCCTTGTTCGGTTGCCGTGATTCTTCCTCGATGGTTTCCATCTCTAGGGTTGTACCGAGGGCAGGGTTACTGTAAGGCCACGCCTCCGGCGACTCAGGGTTCAGATGTGCCGGGGGGCTGAACTCGGCGTAATACAAACGAGACCTGATGCCCATGTCGATCTCTGCGATGCCTCGCTCACGCATCCTCTTGAACACAACTGACTCTTCAGTGCCAGCAGTGCTCCAACACGACATCAACGGATCACGCCTAGCGCGTTGGGTAGGAATCATGCCATCCTCAATGGATTCTGCAGAGCAACCATAAAGCTCATCGACAATAAGTAAGTCCACACTGAGGCCGTGACCGGCCGATGGCGTTGCAGCTCGAACAAGCCAGCGAGTGCCATCCTTCATCGTCACCGACTGGCGACCATACGAGTAGATCACCTTCGCATCAAACTGAGCCTCAAGAATCGGAGCGAGACTATTGAACAACTCACTCGCCAAGTCCAGACGATGAGCAGTTGTAAGCACCGTCTGAGGTTCGCCACGTTCAATCGGCATGTGAAGCAACCACCCAAGAAGAAGCACTCTAAGTGCATAGGACTTGCCGTTCTGACGCGCTACGGAACAGCACGACTGACGAAACATCAAGCGTCCGTTCTCGTCCTTGCAAAGCTGATCGCCGAGTACCTGCGCCTGCCACGGCATAAGTTTTGCATCAAGAACGCGCAAAGCAATCTCCTCAAAGATAGGCAACAAAGACCTGTCACCACCGTCCGTGTTTGTTTTCAATCTTGGCAAACCTTCAGTTCTTTCAAGGCCAATCGGGGAAACCCTTACCCCACTTGGGGGGGATACAGAATAGGAAGAGTTCGGGGTGTTCCGTGGGTCGTCATCCAAAACTTCTGAACGCTCTGAGTGACCGTTGGTTTTTGCGTTGACGTATCGTGCCCCGGCTCTGGAGTTGCAACTACGACAGAGGACACGGCAGTTCTCGATTGTGTTTGCATCGTTCGGGTTTGTGAAGGTGTCCACTGGTTTGATGTGGTCGATGGTGTTTGCTTCTGCTCCACAGATGTTGCAGCTGGGATTGTCTGCAAGCAGTTGTTTGCGTATGCGTTTGTATGCGCTTGAGTTGTAGGCCGTTGCTGAATGCTTGGTCATTGTGGTGTGTGGCTTTCTTGCTAGCGCCCTCGCAGGCTCGGTTGCTCTCGTTGTGCATGTTCGGGTCGTGTGGTTTGTGTTCCCCACAGTTCAGACTTGTCAGTCTTGGTTGCCGGACACATTGTTGAAGTGGACACCATTCGCGTTTTAGAAGTTCGTACTCTGCACATCGGCTTATCCTCACAGCCATTCAAGTAAGTCATCACAAGTGGTGAGGCGCGACGCTCTACCCTCGTTTCCGAGTGTTCTACCAACACAGTGCAAGTCCGTATGTGGGCGTGGTCGTATTCAGTTGTAGTCATAGTTCAAGCCTGTGTCAATGACCTTCCGAGGCGTTCAGCGATTAGGTCGAGTTGTGAGGGTCTCCACACGTAATGTTCTATGCCTGACGCAATGAGAGCCTCGGCCCACACGATCTGGTCGTGGCTTAGGCGTCCGTCTTGGCTTTTGAGTTCGGCCATGATAAATCCTCTTTTTGAGTGGCACAGACAAAGGTCGGGAAATCCTTTACCGTCTGAACGCCACACACCCGGTCTAACCATTTTGGGGGATGCGTGGAAGATGAGCCAGCCGTTCATCTTGGCAATGTGTTCAACTTTGTCTTGAAACAAACGCTCGGATGCGTCATCCATTGGTGGCATTGTTGAGCTGCTTTGTTAGTTGTCGGTTCACTCGCATGAGCCTGCCACATTCCTCAGCGAGAATTGAGCATTGTTTGGCCATGTTGCCGACACAGTCGCAGTCAGGGTCTGAGTTGAGTTTTGCTTCACAATCGGCGTAGTGGTATTGACCGTT